GGACATTGTGCGGCACATCGAAGGCGACGGGGACAGTCGGGCGCTGTCTGCCTGGTCGACGGTGGAGCAGGCCATCCGCACCGTGGGCCCGTACGAATCCGTGGTGTTCGATGACCGCCGCACCATGGCCGCCATCGAGGACATGGGCGGCTGGATCAAGCTCTGCGAAGTCACCGAGAAGGAATTGCCGTTTAAGGGTAACGAATTCGTGAAGCGGTTCATGGGCTACCTGAGCCGCCCGCCGGAGCAGTTCCCGGCGAAGCTGCTGGGTATGACTGAGGCGGCCAACAGCGGTGAGCACCAAGAGTTCGTGCAAGAACCCCGCCTGATCGGCAAGCCGAAACTTTGCCTTCAGGTGATGCGTAAGGGCACCAAGAAGAAACCCGGGGCATTGCGGCTTTCCGAAGCCCTGGACCAGGTTGCCGGACAACTGGAAAGCAAGGGGAGTGTGGCATGAAACACAACGCAGCAACCCAGCGCGAACGCATCCGGCAGTACCTGTACCGGTGCCAATTCGGCGCCACTCGAAACGAGATTGCCCGCGGTTCTGGTGTCCTGGTGCAGACCCTGTGCCGCCGCCTTCGAGAGCTGGAAGACCTGGGCCACATCACCGGCATTCAGCGCGTGATCTGCCCTGAAACCGGCGTGCTGAACAAAAACTACCGGCTCACCGGCAACCAGCGGGCGGCCATGACGCGGAAAGCGGGGAGGGCGGCGTGAGGGTAATCGACCTGTTTGCAGGAGGTGGCGGCTTTTCCACTGGTGCCGTAATGGCTGGCTATGAAGTGGTTTGGGCCGCAAACCATTGGCCGGACGCCGTGGAGTGGCACAGCAAGAACCACCCAGGTGCTATGCACGTTTGCCAGGATCTGCACCAAGCTGATTGGTCTCAGGTGCCGGAGCACGACATTCTGCTGGCCAGCCCATGCTGTCAGGGTCATAGCAGAGCCCGCGGCAAAGACAATGGCAATCCTCAACATGACGCCAGCCGTTCAACTGCGTGGGCGGTGGTTTCTGCTCTGGAATTCCATCAGCCAGAAGTGGCGATTGTTGAGAATGTTAAGGAGTTTCTCGACTGGCCGCTTTATCCCGCCTGGAAGATGGCCGTCGAAGCCTTGGGGTATGTGGTTTCACCGCATGTAATCGACGCGGCAGACCTTGGGGCACCACAAAATCGCGTCCGCATGTTCCTGGTGCTGACCAAGACAAAAGCGCCACTGCTGCTGAATCTGCCTCGTTACGAGCACAAGCCGGCATCCAGTTTTATTGATTTCGAGGCGGGCAACTGGAGTCAGATAGACCGGCCTGGCCGGGTAAAGGCAACGCTGGAGAGAGTGAAGGCGGGCCGCGCCAAGTTCGGCGAACGGTTTTTGATGCCGTACTACGGGAGCGGATCAGGGAAAACGGGCCGGTCTCTTGATCGCCCTATCGGAACGATTACCACCCGGGATCGCTGGGCCATCGTAGACGGCAACCGCATGCGGATGATTTCCCGATTTGAGGGCAGGGCAGCAATGACCTTTCCGGAGACCTATCAGCTCCCTGAAAACCACCCTCTGGCAATGCATCTACTTGGCAACGCCGTTTGCCCGCTGCCTGTGGCCAGGGTTCTCAAGGCAGTGAAGGAGGCCGCATGACCCACACAGACCGAATCCTGACCCTGCTGCAAGACGGACCCATGAGCCGGGGCGAGATAGCCCGGTGCCTGGGTCTCCCGGGAAAGAAAACCCAGTGGGAGCTCATGAACATGCGCAACAAGGGCCTGATTGATCTGATCGGGCAGGGCCGCTTCTCCCGCTGGTGCCTGCCGGGTCAGGCTCCGAATCAGGTTGCTGAGCTGGTGGCCCAGCATGAGCAGAACGCGGTTACGCGGTATTTGTCGGGGGCGTTATGACCGTATTCAACGACCAGGAGGCGGCTGTGGAAGAGCTGGAGTGGCTGACCAATACCACCGGGAAGGCTCACGTCATCGTCCGCGCTGGAAGGGGCGAGCAGTACCGCTGGCGCGTGGTGCCGCACTCCGAAGTGGGCAAGCGCGATCCGCTGGTTATCTGCACGCCAAAGTATCAGGGGGCCAAATGAGCAGAGAGAAGATTTACCGACTTCGCCCGGACAACTACCAGCGAGCCCTGCAGCATGCCGGGCAGTTGCTGGCGGACCAGTTCGGGGCCGGGCGGCAGGCGCTGGAGCTGGCTCTGCGTGAGCCCAAACGCTCCTTAGATCAAAACGCGAAGCTTTGGTGCTTGCTCGAGGACGTGGCCTGCCAGTGCACCCTGCTGATCAATGGCGAGAAATGCACGGCCTCCCGGGAGGAATGGAAGGACGTTTTCACCGCGGCACTCAAGCGTGAAAACCGCATAGCCATGGGCATTGATGGCGGCGTGGTCATGCTCGGCCACAGCACCAGCAAGATGCGTAAGGCGGAATTCTCCGAGCTGATAGAGCTGATTTACAGCTACGGCTCACAAAACGGCGTCCACTGGAGCGAGAAGGCTCAGGCGGTCTATGCCGAATACCGGGAGGCCAGCCAATGACGATGCAAATACTGGTTCTGGTGGCCACGGTGTTCGGCACCCTGCTGGCCCTTGAGGTGCGTGACTGGGTATGCGCCACCCTTGGCGGTCTGGCAATCGTTCTGCAGTTGGCTGCGCTGGGGGTGGTGTGACGTTGAGAGCCAGCCGCCGCAAATGCAAAGCCTGCCGGGAGTGGTTCAGGCCGGCCATGGCCTCGCAGCTGGTGTGCTCCATCCCGTGCGCGAAAGCGGCCGGCCCGTCCCTCAAGGCCAAGAAGCGGGCGGCAGAGCGTCGCAAAGAAACCCGGGAAGCCAAGCGCCGGATCAAGAAGCGCTCGGACCACATGCGGGACGCACAGAAGGCATTTAACGCCTATATCCGTGAACGTGACCATGGCAAGCCCTGCATCAGCTGCGGGCGCAATGACGGAGAGGTCCGGGCCCAGGCCGTGGGCGGCACATGGGATTGCGGCCACTACCGCTCGGTAGGCGCCAGCCCGGAGCTGCGGTTTGAGCCCCTGAACGCGCACAGGCAGTGCAAACGCTGCAACCGGGACATGTCCGGCAGGGTGGTGGATTACCGCATCAGCCTGATTGAGCGCATCGGGCAGAAGGCCGTGGACTGGCTGGAAGGCCCGCACGAGGCAAAGAAATACACAATCCAGGATCTCATCGAGATCAAGCTGGCATTCACGAAAATGAAGCGGGAACTGGAAAAGGAGAAGGCATGAACAAGTTTCTGTATTGGCTGGCCGGCAGATTGCCGGCTCGAATCATCAGTGATGGTTCCGTGCCGTATCTGGAGCGTTATTACCTGTTCACCATTCTAGGGTGGCGTTTCTATCTGCATCGGTTTGTGGGTAGCGATCCTGACAGGGGCTTGCATGACCACCCGTGGACCAGAGCATTCAGTCTGGTTCTGCATGGCTGGTACTTCGAGGAGCGTCGTGATGGGCCTCGGAAGGTTCGCTGGTTCAATTCCCTGACCGGCGACACCTTCCATAGGGTGGTGCTTCCATGCCCTCTTGATGGTCGGCCCTTTCAGCGCCCTATGTGTGGCGGGCCTGAGCACGAACCGCAAAATTGCTGGACACTGTTTTTCCACAGGGCGGGTAGCACCAAAGAGTGGGGGTTTCTGAATCTGAGCGAGGACGGGAAAACTAAGGTTTTCAGGCCATACCTGTACACCCGTGAAGGTTCGCAGAAAGGCTGGTGGATGAAGGCTCCAAAAGGGCGCGATATAGCCCGGCAACCACGATAACTGGCGAAGGAGAGGCGGTAATGGTTTTTCTATCAATTTTTTCTTTATTGCTATGGGTCATGCTCGGCGAAGCTGTTCGAAATCTTGTTATTGCAGTCGCAAGGCTTGAAGCGAAAAAAAGCGAAAGCAGCCTGAGGCGCATTCCAAGGTATGTTTATTGGCTGACAGGTCCAGTGCTGTTTTGTTATGCGATTCTTGTTCGATAGGAGACTGATATGGCACTGGTACACGCACAAGCTGAGTTTGCACTGGAGCAGTGGGGCATCTGGTGCCGGACGGCCACACCGGGGCCGAAAGGGGCTATCAGCTGGATGGGGCCGATGGTAGACCGCCTGGTCGGCACAATTGTGGAGAACGACGAGCGGCCCGTGAGAGCCTGGGAGGATAACGACTGCGAGGCATTCGACGCCCATGTGATCCGGCATGTTCGGGACAACAACCCGGAGGCCTATCAGGCCTTGCGCCACTACTACGCTTTCCCGGACGGAGACGATTACCGGGCCATCAGTAAATCCGTATTGGCCAAGCGCCTGCGGGTGAATCGCGATACCGCGGTAAAGCGCTTGGAGATCGGCATCAACATGGTGGCCGCCATGTTGGCCATGGCCGCGTAACTGCTCATATGTTCACTGTCAAAATAACGCTGGCAATTTGTTGACTGCCCGGCAGTCCAGTGGTACAAAACAGCTATGGTTGCCAGAGGTGACCGAAACAATTTGATTTCGCTGGCCGACCCCACCGAACCCATTGGCCAGCATCCCCCAAACCCGCCTTGAGCGGGTTTTTTCTTTTTCTGCCCCGATGGGTTGGGAGTGGCCCGGCCGGCCGGGGTCTTTTTTATGTCCGCCTGGTCCGAACTGACTTGCGCTATCAGGTTGATTCGGGCCGAAGAAGGCGGACACCAATTTGACGCAGAGTAGAGCAGCCAGTAGCTCGCCAGGTTCATACCCTGGAGGTCGCCGGTGCAAATCCGGCCTCTGCTACCAATATCGGAGCATGCAATGGACTGGGACAGATTCGCCAACTTCCAGCCGCATGAATTCGCGTGCTCCCACACCGGCAAGAACGGCATGAAGCCGGGCTTTATGGAAAAGCTGCAAGCCCTGCGCACCGAATACGGCAAGCCTATGACCGTGACAAGCGGTTACCGGCACCCGACGCACCCCATTGAGGCCCGTAAAGCCTCCCCGGGTGCCCATGCCAGTGGAAGAGCCGCAGACATTGCTGTGCAGGGCGGTGACGCCCTGAAGCTGATTGAGCTGGCTCTGAAGCACGGCTTCACCGGTATCGGCGTCAACCAGAAGGGCGACGGGAGATTCATCCACCTGGATGACCTGAAGCACGAGCCGGGGCGGCCCCGGCCTTGGGTGTGGAGCTACTAATGGCCCGCCTGTACCAGTTCATCAGTAGCAACGCCCTTGTGGTTCTGGTCCTGCTGATTGAGGGGGCGGTAGCGTTCGCCTGGGTGACCTACCGGGTGTTCGGAGACAATCCGCCGGACATCAGCGGCGGCACGGCCACGGCTTACGGGGCGTTTCTGGCTATCCCGCCGGCCCTGATTAAATTTTGGCAGTGGCGCCGGGAGCAGAAATGAGCCAGATACGCATCATCGTTGGTATCGCTGCAGTGGTAGCCCTGCTGTTCGGCGGCTGGACCATTCGAGGCTGGTACGAGGGCAATCTGGACCTGCTCAGGGAAAGAGTGACCCGCGCTGCCATTGATGAGGCCCTGGAGAGTCACAGCGATGTGGCCCGGGTAGTGGAAGAGAAGCTATCCGGCCTGAAGGCCAATCAAACCGTTATCGACCGTGGGGTGACCCGTGAAGTCATTAAGCCGGTGTATCGCAACGTGTGCCTGCCTGGCGCTGGTGTCGGGCTGCTCAATGCTGCGGCCCTCAACGACACTTCCCAGCTACCAGCAGAACCTGATGGCGACGTGCCCGAAGACGCTGCCGACCCTCAGTGACGGGGAGGCCGGCACCGTGCTGACCACCATGAAGCAGTGGGCCAGCCAGTACCACGACTGCGCAACCCGCCATAACGGACTGGTCGATGCGATCCGGGCGGCTGAGTAAATACGCACAGGACACGGCCCAGGGCCTATTTCTTGGCGCAGCGATCACTGTTGGGTTTTTAATTCTGGCCGCCTATGTGGTGCGGCAATGGTGGAGAGCTTTACGTGAGCGAGACTGACCCACAAAAACAGAACCACAGTCCCGTGAGATTCAATAACGAGATAAGCGTGGGGAACCTTCTGACAGGGCTGGGGATGTTCATGGCGCTGGCCGCCGCTTGGTTCAACCTGGATAAGCGGGTGAGCGTCAACGAAGCCAATATGGTCCACCAATCACAAAGGACCACAGAGTTACAGCGCCGCATCGATGACCGTCTGTTCCAGATGGACCGGAAGCTGGATGTGATCGTGGATCGTCAAATCGAGCAACAGCAGAGATAGATATGCCTCTCAACGAAAAGCAGAAGCGGTTCGTTGAGGAATACCTCGTGGACCTGAATGCAACGCAGGCCGCTATCCGTGCGGGTTACGCAGAAAGAAGCGCGCATGTGACCGGAGCCAAGTTGCTAAGGAATGCTAAGGTCGCTGAAGCGGTAGCCGAAGCCAAGCATAGCCGCACAGAGCGAGCCCAGATCAATGCCGATTACGTCCTGAGCAGACTGGTTGAGATTGACCAGATGGACGTTGCGGACATTCTGCAAGCAGATGGCAGCCTTAAAGCGATTCAGGATTGGCCAAAGGTCTGGCGTCAGTACATTGCCGGCATGGATCTGGCGGAAATGTTCGAAGGGCGCGGCGATGAGCGCGAAATGGTCGGCATCCTCAAGAAGATCAAATGGCCCGACAAACTGAAGAATCTGGAGCTGTTGGGCAAGCACATTGATGTGAGTGCGTTCCGTGAGAATCATGACCACCGCAGCAGTGACGGTTCGATGACGCCGAAAGGCACCACCATCGAGTGGAATATCCAGCCCGTAAAGCCCGTCAATGAGCCTGAGTAGAACCCTCCGGGTTAACTACAAGCTGCTGCCGTTTCTGACCAAGTCCCAGCCTATCAAGGTTGCAGTGGGTGGGCGTGGTAGCGGCAAGAGTATTGGCATCGCGGATATGGCCGTTTGCCGCATGGAGCGCGAGGCTATTGATGTGTATTGCCTTCGTGAGTTCCAGGAAACCATTGCGGACTCCATTCATCGGACAATGCAGCGCTCAATCACTGATCGCCTGGATCTGCCCGGGTGGGACGTTCAGGAAAACAAGATTGTGGCGCCGAATGGGGCTCGCACCACCTACAAAGGCGCATCGCGCAACACCAACAGCATTCAGGGCGCGGAGGATTACCGGTTATCGGTGTTCTCCGAGGCCCACACGGCCAGTCAGGACAGCCTAGACAAGCTGCTGCCTACCATTCTCCGTAAGCCTGGCGCGCAGTGCTGGTTTGAGGCCAACCCGCAATCCAGTGAAGACCCATTCAGCCAGCGCTTTATCAGCCCCTATCTGGATCAGCTGGAGCGGGACGGTTTCTACGAGGACGAGCTGCATTACATCGTCGTTGTGAACTGGCGGGACAACCCGTGGTGGAACGAAGAGCAAGAGCGCCTGAGGGCTTGGGATTACGAGAACCTTTCCCGGGCCAAGTACGACTGGATATGGGAAGGCAAATTCAACGACAGCGTTGAAAACAGCCTGATCATGCCGGAATGGTTTGATGCCTGTATTGATGCGCATGAAAAGCTGGGCATCAAGCCGCAGGGCGCCAAGGTGGCAGCTCACGATCCGTCAGACGAGGGCAGCGATTCCAAGGGCTTCGCGCTTCGCCACGGCATTGTAGTCACCGATGTGGAAGAGAAGACCAGCGGCAACATCAATGAGGGTGGCGACTGGGCAACCGGTTTAGCCATCCAGCATGGCGCGGACTCGTTTACCTGGGACTGTGACGGCATGGGTGTTGGCCTAAGCCGGCAGGTTTCCACCGCCTTCAAAGGAAAGATGACGCAGGTGTCCATGTTTAAGGGCTCTGAAGTCCCTGATAACCCTGATGCCATCTACGAGCCGCTGCCGGGAAGCCCGATACAGAACACCAAGACCTGGTCGGAAGTGGCACGCAATAAGCGCGCCCAGTATTACCTGAAGCTGCGTGACCGTTGTTACAAGACTTTCCGGGCCGTGATCCATGGTGAGTACCACAACCCTGATGATCTGATCAGTTTCGCGTCATCCATCTCGAATATCAGAAAGCTGCGCTCCGAGTTGTGCCGCATGCCGGTGAAGCCTAACGGGTCGGGCCGGTTTGAGCTGTACACAAAGCCCGAAATGAAAACGAAATTTAAGCTTCCCAGCCCGAACATGGGCGACAGCGTCATGATGCTGATGCGGGAGCCCGCTGTATTAACTGCTGCGCCGGTCATGCCCCGGCCTATCCGTCCATCTGGGAGACGTTAATGGAATTATCGAAGCTGAAAGCACAGTTCGATAAGGACTATTGCGCCAACCAGTCGACGCGTGAGAAGGCAGCGGACGACCTGGTGTTCTACTGGATTACCCAGTGGGACGACCAGCTGCTGAGCGATTCCCCGCTCAAGTACCGCGGCGAGTTCAACGTGCTGCGCAAAGCTGGCCGCCAGATCATGGCAGACCTGCGCCTGAACCCGGTACAGCCGGATTTCAAGCCGAAGGACATGGACCGGGAAGAGGGCGCCGACCTGCTGGACGGCATCTACCGGGCAGAAGACCGCAGCCTGAGCAGTCAGGAGGCGAAGGATTACGCCAGCCAAGACGCCATCGTGTGTGGGTTTGGTGCCTGGGAGCTGTACACCGAGTACGCCAGCAACAATGCCGGTGACGAGCGCCAGATCATCTGCCGGGACTGGATTCCGGAGGCGAACAACACGGTTTTCTGGGATGCCAATGCCCGGAAGCTGGATAAGTCCGACGCCATGCGTTGCGCCATCCTCAAAAGCTACACCGAGGACGGCTACAAAGACCTGGTGGAAGACCTGACCGGGGAGTGGCCGGAAGAAGTCAGCCCGTCCAATTTCTCCCAGCCCGAAGAGTCCTATGTGTTCCCCTGGGCATCGACGGCGGACAAGATTTATGTGGCCACTATCTATTGCCGCAAGCGGGTCAAGGACAAGGTTTACACCTTCCGTGACCCAATGGGCGAAGAGCTGCGCCTGCGTGCCTCTGACATTGAAGAGGTCATGGATGAACTGATCGACACCGGTCACGAAATCGTGGCTGAGCGCGAGATCAAGCGCTGGGAAGTGCGCAAATACATCGCATCCGGCGAGAAGATCCTGAACGGTGATGACGGTGAGGTAATCGCCGGCGAAAACATCCCGGTGGTACCGGTATACGGTGAGCGGGCCATCGTAGAGGGAGAGGAGCACTGGGAGGGCGTAACCCGCCTGGCCAAAGACCCTCAGCGCCTTCGCAACTTCCAGATGAGCTATCTGGCCGACATTGTTTCCCGGTCGCCGCGTCGCAAGCCAATCTTTTTTGGTGAGCAGATTCAAGGCTTTGAGGCGATGTATGAAGAGCCTGGGGCTGATAACAATTACCCGTACTTGCTCCAGAATCGCATGGATGCCAATGGCAACCAGCTGCCCATCGGGCCGGTGGCAGAAATGCCTGACCAGCCTATGCCGCAGGCGTTGGCTGCCAGCATCGAGCTCACCAAGGGCGCCATCGAGGACGTGGCCAACCCGGGCGTGCCCCAGGACATTGCCGATCCGGACCTGAGCGGCAAGGCTGTTGCGGCTCTACAGAACCGTATCGACCAGCAAAGCTATATCTACCAGCACAATTTCAAGTTTGCTGTGCGCCGGGACGCGGAAATCTTCGCTTCCATGGCCTCCCAGATATTCGACACCCCGCGCACGGTGACCGTGGAAACCCCGGACGGCAACCGCAAGCAGGTCAAGTTGATGGATGTGGTGATTGATCGGGAAACCGGGAATCCGGTTGTTCTCAACGACATTACCAACATGGAATTCGACGTTTACGCCGAGATCGGTCAGCAGTACAGCAACCAGGTGGAGCAGACCCGCGACCGGCTGGCGGCAATGATTCAGGCCACGCCGGACGGCGATCCCGCCAAAGACCTGCTGATGCTCAAGCTGTTTGAGCTCACAGACGGGCCGCGCATGGACGATGTGCGCGAGTTCGCCCGCAAGCAGCTGATCCTCAAGGGCTACAAAGAGCCGGAAACAGAGGAGGAGGTGGCAATGCTGCAGGCCCATCAGGAACAGGCTGGCCAGCAGAAAGACCCGAACATGGTGCTGGCCGAGGCTGAGGCACTGAAGGCGCAGGCGGACGTAATGCGAGAGCAGCGCGAAGCACGGGCGGATGCCGCCAAAGCGCAGACCGATGTGGCCCGCACCCAGATCGACGCATTCAAGGCCGAAACGGGCCGCTTTGAATCGCAGATCAAGGCCGAAGAGGCCAGCGCAAAGATTCGTAAATCCGAGACTGACCGGTTCAGCAAGCGCTTGGAGGATGTTGCAAAGCTGCAGCAGGCCCGGGCCAGCCAGTTCCAGTCCCGGTAACCCCTTTTACTGAGGCGACCAGGTCAAACGCAACCTACCTGTGGGGTCACAGGGCAATCGTTTACATCAACGAGGCTTTAGAAGATGGCTGAAAAAACCCTGGAAGAGCTGAAGGCGGAAAACGCCAACGCCGAGACCGAAGAGGAAGAGCAGCAGACCGCAGCTGCCACCGAAGCGGACGAGGAAGAGGCGGCAACTGAAGAAGCGCAGGACACCGAATCGGAAGCGGAAACCGATGAGGAAGAGGGCGCGGAAGCGGATGTAGAAGCGTGGATGCAATCAGATGAACAGGCATCTGAAGGTGGTGGTGAAAAGCGTTTCACTGATAGCGATGTGGCAGCGGCAAAGCGCAAGCTGCAGGCAAAGCTGGAGAAGCGCCACACAAGCGAAGTCGATGACCTGAAGCGTGAAATTGAAGCGCTGAAGAAGGGTCAGGGCGGCCAGCAGCCGGCGAGCACAGGGCAGAAACCCTTCCCGACGCTGGAGTCCCATGATTTCGATGAAGCGGCATACCAGAAAGCCGTGCAGGACTGGGTGAGCAACAACGCACAGAGCGTCACCAAGTCCACGCTGGAGCAGCAGCGTCAGGAAGAGCTGCAGAAGCAACAGCGGCAGGCACTGGAAGATGCTGTAGGTGGCCACTACCAACGGGCGGCGAAGCTGGCACAAGAGGCCGGCATCAGCGACGAGGTGTACCAGCAAACTGACCTGGAAGTCCGGAAGGCGATTGATTCCGCCATGCCGGGTCAGGGTGATCTGGTGGCCGACCAGCTGATTTCCCGACTGGGCGAAGGGTCCGAGAAGGTGATGTATTACCTGGGCCGCAATGCCGGAGAGCGCGAAAAGCTGAGCGCAGCACTCAGGACTGATCCGTCAGGCCTGTCTGCCGTGATTCTGCTTGGTGAGCTCAAAGGCCGCCTGTCCTCGCCGCCCAAGAAAACCTCTAAAGCACCCGCACCTGCTCGACGTGCCGAGGGCGGTTCCGGTGGTGATGGCAAGGTGGACAAGCTCCGCCGGGCCTACCAGAAGGAAACCGACACCCAGAAGCGCTTCGACATGCGCCGCAAGGCCAAGCAGGACGGGATCGATGTATCCAATTGGTAAAAGGTGATTAGCAATGGCTAGCACAGGCAAGACAGTCGAGATTCTCCTCGAGAATGCAATCGAGACCTTTGAAGAGCAGGATTACATGCTCGACAAGGTGGACTTCCAAGAACCGGACCCGGCAGACATGCAAAATGCCGGGAATGTCGTGTGGCGCCCCGTTGAGCAGCATGCCCCCATCATCAACGGCTGGGATCTGACCGGCGACGAGCAGGACATCATCGAAGAGACCTATCCGTCTCTGCTGGGCACCCCGAAGAACGACTTCGTTCTGCAGCGTGCCGATGATCTGCGCGATACCCGTTTCTGGGAACGCCGCGGCAAGGCCTCTGGTCGCCAGCAGGTAACTGAGCTCAACAAGGCGATTGCCAACAACATCGCTCTGCAGGGCAGCATGTTCTATCGCTCCAGCGCTACCAGCGGTTACAACTTCATCGCAGAAGCGCAGGCGCTGATGAATGAGCGGCAGGGCGCGATGACTCAGCGGCACTTCATGCTGAATGACCGCGATAATCTGACGTTCTCCAGCGATCTGGCGGGCCGTCAGACTGTGCAGGGTCGCCCCGAAGATGCTGCATGGGTGAAAGGCCAGATTGGTGCCAACGTAGCGCAGTTCAACGTGCATACCGGCTCCTTCCTGCCGAACCTGGTTGGCGGCACCGATCCGGCCGCCACCGTGACCGGCAATCAGTCCTTTGCACCTGAAGGCGGCAGCGTGAACACCAGTACCGGCGTGGTCACCAACGTGGATTATCGTATCGCGGAAATCCCGGTGTCTGACTCTTCTGGCTACAACGTGGGCGATAAGGTCACCATTTCCAACAGTGCGGTACCGGTGAATGCTGTCGGTCTGGCTGACAAGACCGATACCGGTCAACCCATGACCTTCACCATCGTTGGCAAGCCGGACGGCACCACCATCCAGGTGTTCCCGAAGCCGATCGCCCTGGACGATGCCACCCTGAGCGACACCCAGCTGGCCTACGCCAACATCAACACCGTGATTCTGAATGGCGCGACTGTTGACCGTCTGAACACCGACGCGACCAACAAGACCAACCTGTTCTGGGATGAAGACGCGGTGGAAGTGCTGGGCGGCACCATCCCGGCGCAGCTGTTCAAGCAGTTCGACGGCATGAAGGTGATCAGCTCTACCATGAAGAACGGCCTGCGCATGTACATGGTCTACGATGGCGACATTGCCACCATGTCCTTCCGCTACCGCCTGTTCACCTGGTACGGCAACACCGTTCGGGATCCGTCCCGCGCAGGCGTAGCGGTGACCTTCTAAGGTCAGAACCAACCCCAAAGGCCCCTTCCGAGGGGCCTTTCTCTTTTCTGGAGAACGACAATGGCTGTTGTTTTGTATAAAGACGGCGAGGCGGTGCGCGTAAGCCCTCGCTCGGTCCCTGGCTATCTGGCGCAGGGTTACAAGCATGGCGCCGGCAACAACAAGCTGGAAGCGCCTGCCGATGAGTCGGACGTGGAGCTGGAAGCTCTGCGTGCCGCCCATGAAGATAAATTCGGCAAGAAGCCTCACCCTGCCACCAAAGCGGAAACGCTGAAGGCCAAGCTGGAAGCGCCAGCCGATGAGTAATACGAGCCTGTATGCCGTGCGGGACACGGGAGGTGTTACCGCCAAGGTAGACATTATCCTGGGTGCCTATTCGCAGTTGCGAATCAGCGGCATTACTCGCTCGCCCACTCCGGAAGACCTGGAAACGGCCCTTTGCCGCCTGGAAAACATGGCGGCGGAGTGGGACACCGTGGGGACTTCGGTGGGGTACAACTTCGAGGATGAGCCCGATCCGAACAGCAACAGCGGCATCATTCGCGGCTATCGCAATGCGTTTGAGACCAACCTTGCTGTGCGGCTCATCCCCGACTTTAACAAAACGGTGCCTGCGTCGTTGATGATGCAAGCATCGCAATCCCTGTCCAACCTGTGCGCCCGGGCGGCCATGCAGCGTGTGCGTGGCGTTCAATACCCGGATCGGCAGCCGACCGGTAGCGGCAACAATATCCGCGTGGGTCGCTGGGCTCGGTTCTACAGAAAGCCGATGGAGGCCCCGCAGGCATCGACCACGCGGCGCATGTTTATTGGCGATGAAATGGACTTTCGGGAGCATTTCGGCAGCTATCTGCGGGATGCGGAGGAGCTGGCCAGCTACAGCATCGTGGTAGACAGCGGGCTCGTGCTGGTGAGTGATTCACTGGAAACCCCGGACGTGCTGTACCGACTTCGCGCTACGGATCCAAGCGGCACCAGCAATGGCAATGTGGTTCAGGTAACCATCGTGGCGACCACGAACACGGACCGCGTGGAGACGCGGCGTCACTACGTCGAATTGGTGCCCAGAGACTGATATGCCTGAATCCCTGATCACCTTCATCAAGGGCGACAAGGTAGGCCCGGAAACTGACTATCGTGACGCTCTCCCGGTGAACATGTATGCCGTTGATCGCCCCATGTTCGGGGCTCAGGGATACATGCTGCAGTCTTCGGGGCTGACTCACCATGCGGATGTGGCGGGCATTGACCGCGGCGGGGTCTGGAATGACCGCTTTGACAAGCATATCCGCGTGTCAGGGCAGAGTCTGATCGAGGTGGCCGCAGATGGCTCTTATAGCGTCCTTGGCACCGTGCCAGGCAATGGCGTTGCCTCGCTGCCGCTGTCCTTCAACACCCAGGCCATCATTGCCGATGGCAGATACTTCCTCTACGACCCGGATAATGGGTTCAGGGAAGTGACGGATCCGGAACTGGGTAATCCCATTGACGGGGTATGGGTTGACGGCCTGTATTTTTTCACGGATGGCGAATTCATATACCACACGGATCCTGGCGATGAGGCCGCCATTGACCCGCTGAAATTCGCCACGGCTGAGTTCATTCCGGATTTCACCTATGGGGTGGCCAAGTCAGAAGACAACAAGATTCTGGTGTTTGGTCGTTACTCCACGGAATACTTCGTGAACCAGGCCACGGCCAACTTCCAATTCCAGCGTGTGCCCTCTCGGGCTTTGAAGGTCGGTATCGTTGGCACTCACTGCAAGACCGAGGTGGCCGGCACTACTTACATTCTGGGCGGTCGCAAGGAAGAGGGGATTTCTGTCCATGCCCTGGGTGTCGGTAGCGCGCAGGCGGTTTCTACCCGGGAAGTGGACAAGGTGCTGAACGCCTACGATGAGCAAGACCTGCGCGATGCCGTGCTGGAATCCTTTGAAGACAACGGCACCACGATGGTCGTCGCTCATCTGCCCAATGAAACCTTGGTTTTCAATCAGACGATTGCCCAGGCCGCCGGGCTTGACTCCGCATGGTCCATCTACAAAACAGACGTTTACGGGGATGCGCCATGGCGCGCCCGGTTCGGCGTATTTGATAACAATATCGGGAACTGGGTATTTGGCGACCGTCTCGCCAGCGTGCTAGGCATCCTGGATGACACGGTTGCCACCCAGTACGGGGAGATTGTGGAGTGGCTGCTTTACACCCCTTTCCTCTACCTCAAGCAGCAGTCCATCGACAAGCTGGATATTGAAACCATCCCGGGATACACCGGTTCGGACGATGCCACGGTATTTGTGTCGCTGACCTACAACGGTGTGACATGGGGCCGTGAGTGGACCGAGCTTTACGGCGGCCCTACGGATTACAACAAGCGGTTTGAGGTTCGCCGCCTGGGGTACGTTGAGGATTATGTCGGCATAAAGCTACGGGGCGCGACCACGTCGAGGATGGCTTTCAGCCGGGGATACATCAGCTATGGTTGATCCGATTGGCCTGAGCATGTCGCTGTCAGCGGCAGAGGTGAAGGCCCTGACCGGCTGGCCTGATCCTATGGTTCAGGACTATCTGAACATCATCCAGCGTCTGATCGATTACGCCAACGCTCTGACAGAGCTGCAGGTGGCGGATGCGGACGACCAAAGCAGTCTGGCAGATCAGGCCGCAAAAGCAGGATTCGCGGCAGCGCGACTCAACCAGCTTTACGCCCGGCACATAGACCTGGAGCAAGTGGTTTCAGGTTCTCAGGTCGGAATGGCCAGAATTCGCGCCCTGATATGCCAGAACAAAGACCAATGCAACGACACAGATAATGAGTTGGATTCGTTGCGCGGCATGCTGGCCGGCGCTTCTGCCAGGCTTGCGAGGCTCGAAAGAGCGCATGGCTGGGGTGTTTATCGTGATACCACGTACACCTCTGGCTCGCCGTGGACGCTTACCGGCGGCACAGCGGCAGCGCTCCCGAATGATGCCGGCGACAACATCATCGCCTTTATGCCGCCGAATGTGGCGCCCTTTTATGACGGCACCAAAATCCGGCCGGCCAACGTGGGCGACTACTACATCCTGACCGTTCGGCTCCAAGCTGAGTACAGCGGGGCGCTCCCTGTAGTGGAGTTTCGTGTCGATCTGGGAGGAAGCATAGGCGAGCGATTCAAGGAGACGCTGACCTTCCCCAAGGGAAGCTCTACCCCACACCCGTTCTCTATTGTGGCCCCCTTTTACTCACTGGACACCTTTCTGGCTAATGGCGGCACGGTTGAGCTGGAATCCCTCTCGGGTGGTGATGTGGATTTTTGGGACATTGAATACCAAATAAACCGGGTTTTCGCGGCCCAGTAAGGAGCAGGCATGTCGATTCGTTCAAATGTAGGGCTGGAGGTCATCACTGTTGGCACCAGCGATACCGTGCTTTTGGAGCCAGCAGACCCGGTGGAGCGCGTTTCTGTCACGGCCTTCTCCCTTCACAACACATCCACCACAACCAATATCACTGTGACCATCTGGGAAAGCCCGGATGCAACATCGGCCAGCGGTGAGCAGGTGGCGATATATCGTATCGCCCCCGGGGGGAGTGTTTCGGTGATCGAGGTGATTGGCCAGGGGTACGAACAGGGACGCAACCTGGTTGCGCAGGCAAGTTCGGCCGGCGTAAACCGCGTGGCAACGGTGACCCAGTATGACGGCGGAAGCTGATTTTGTGCCCTACCAGGGCGACCTGATGGGGCTTTATGCAGACGAAAACCACCTGGTTTTCCGTTGCGCATGCTGCCCCGGGAAGATCCTGTTTTCTGTATGCCGCCGCGGCGATGCAGCCAGCTGCCATTTTGCCAGCGACAAAGCAGGGCTGAGGTTTATCAAGGAGGCCATCGAGCGGTTTTTCTGGTTCTTGCTCTGGCTTTTTGACTGGTGCCGGATGGTCTTTGCGCAGGTGAAGCGGAGAAGCGTTTGCCGCTTAATTAAGAAGCTTGGGTTCCAACACTTGGCCACAAGCGGCGACATGGAAATTTATATGAGGTGCGCATAATGGGCGGAGCAGTTGGCGATATTGTAGAGGTTGGCTCCCTGGGCCTTATTGATGGCGACAGCATTTCCGGCGCCGGAGCCGGAAAAGACGCCTCCCGTGCAGCGACCAACGCAGCGCAAATCCAGGCACAGTCTCAGCGCGAAGCGCTGGACTACCTTAAAGAGCGTGAAGAGATCCCTCAGCAGTTCCGCGAAGGTGCGCTGACGACTCTAGGAGGCCTGTATGGCCTGGAGGGTGGCGAGGGAAGTCAGCAGGCACTAATTGATGCAGCCAAGGCCTCTCCGCTCTATGGGGCAATCATGGGCGGACTTGATGCGTCCGAAGATGCCATTTTGCGTAACGCTGGCGCTACTGGTGGGCTTCGCTCCGGGAATGTCCAGCAGGCGCTGGCTGACAACGCAGAACAGCTGCAGAACCGGGCCCTTCTGTCTTCCTATAACGAGCAGCTCAGCGGCATTCAGGGGCTGGCTGGGCTGGACTCCAACGCGAACCAGATCGCCCAGCAGATTGCAGGAATCGGGCAAACCATTGGCCAGGGCCAGATAGCAGCCGCCAACGCAAGAGCAGCGGCACAGCAGAATGCCACAAACAATTTGTTCAGCCTTGGCGGCCTGGGGATTGGCGCTGTCGCAGCTTTCTCTGACGTTCGGCTCAAGCGTGATATTCAGCCGCTGGGGCAGAGAAACGGGCTAAATTGGTACGAATGGACCTGGAGCGATGAAGCCGAACAGCTGGGCCTGTCCGGTAAGATGCAGGGCGTCATGGCCCATGAAGTCATTGACGATCACCCGGATGCCATCTTGACGGATGGCGAGTACCTGCTGGTCGATTACAGCAAGCTTGGAGTGCACTAATGGCTAGAAATCCTTTTTATGTACAGCCCGGGAACGACATGAGCCAAGGTCTTTCCGGGCTCGGTCAGGCCCTCCAGCAATATGGCCAGCTCAACCAGCAGCGCAAGAAAGAAGAGGAAATGAGGGCTCGATTGCAGGCTGGCGGCGAAGCCGCAAAAGCTGCATATGAGAGCGGCGATCCCAATGCCATGGCCAAGGTTGCGCTTGAGTATCCGGAGCTGAGCCAGGGGCTGGAGCGCGCTTACAATTTTCGCTCCGAGGCCACCAAGCAAAATATGCTGCAAGGGATGCGGCGCGTGCTGTCTGGCGAAGACGCCAACGCGGTTTTTGAAGACCGTGTGCGCCAGGTGGCAGAGGCGGGCGGCGACCCCTCCGACACCGTGCGCGAATGGCAGACATACCGTGAAAACCCGGAAGCCAGCCTGAACAATATAAAAATGGCCTATGCATCGATGGACCCGAAGGGGTACCAGGCCATGTTTGGGGGTGATGGCGGTTCAAAGGTTGGGGCGCAAGAGATCCTTGAGGACGGAACGGTTATTCAGTCCACGCCTCAGGGTCCGGTAGTTTGGTCTCCCTCTGGAGAGAGGCTGTCAGGTGCTGAGGCGGTAAAAGCCGTTCGGCAAGGGCGCCAGTACGGCGTCAGCAATCAGCGTGACATCTACAGTGCACGCAGAGAAGGCACCTTGGGGGCCGACATAAACCTTGGTTCGGCAGCAGAAGGCGCCAAAGCGGCGGGCAAGCAGGCTATTGAGAAATCTGGCGAGGCCTTTGACCAGCTGGCGAATATCGACTCCAACATGAGCAATCTGGATGAGGCGGTTCGGCTTCTGGATGAGGGGGCCCAGACTGGCTTGGTTGTTGGCCGTCTGCCGAGCGTGAGCAAGGCATCCAGGGAGCTGGATAACCTGCAGGCGCGCCTTGGTCTGGACGTGATCGGCAACACTACGTTTGGTGCTCTTTCAGAAAGCGAGCTGAATTTTGCTCTCAATACAGCCTTGCCCAAGGACTTGCCGCCCGCTGAATTGCGGCAATGGCTAATCCGAAAGAAAGAGGCTCAAGGGAAGTTGCGTGACTACCTTCAGCAGGCTGCCATTTTCCTGGGCACTCCGGGCAATACGGTTGCCGATTGGGCGCAGATTCAGCAAGAGCAGCAGCCCGCCCAGTCTGGCGACGTCGAATCCCTTTTGGAGAAATACCGCTAATGGCCACCCTGGAAGAACTCGAAAGCGCCCTAATCAAGGCTGACGCTGCCGGCAACACCGATGACGCCCGCGTATTTGCACGGGAGATTCGTAGGCTTCGTGCAGGGCAGGGCGCACATGCGCCGCAAGGACTTCCTTTGTCACAGGAGCAGCAACAGGCGGTGACCGAGTTACAGGAAAGCCCGGACAAGGGCGGGATTACTAACTTCTTTACTGGCGCGGACCGCACGGTGCCCGACATTAAGGAGCTGGACGCGGATCAGGTTTTTGGCCTCCCATGGGGCGACCACCCGGCAGAGAACTTCAAAGTATCAGCTGGCACCCTGATGACTTTCGACGATGAGGCCAGGAAAAATATCTGGAATGAGCAACTGAAATCTGCAGGCGTGGAGCATCGCTGGGAGAAAGACCCTTTTGGGAATGCTGTTTTGGTATACAGAGACCAAGACGGAGAGGAGAAGGCAGGCTATCTGAACATGCCCGGCTTTAGTAAGGGGGATGCAGCCACCGCTGGAGCACAAGTAGGCACCTTCTTGGGGCTTGGTCGCTTGGCCCGGGCCGTCCCCGGTGTGGGATCTTGGCTTGCCAATACCGGACTTTTGGGTCGAACAGCGGCAGGCGGGGCAACCGCAGCTGGAGAATCTGTGGCGCTTGATGCGGGCGCCAATACCTTGGGTGCCGATATTTCTGGTAGCGAAATGGCCGGGAATGCAGCGCTCGCCGGCAGTCTTGGATCCGCCGGCACCTTGCTCGGCGATGGCGTGTCCAGTTTGCTAAAGGGCATGGCGCAGAAGTCGGCCCTCAAGAAGCAGGTGGCGGAGCAGATCGCCTCTGGCGCTGGGGACACCCAGACAGCGAAATACATGCTTAATGGCGCCGGGAAGTTGGCAAAGGACCCAAACGCAAAATCAGCAATCAAGCAAGGCTTTGATGAGGGAGTAGTGGCCACGGTCAAGGGCGCATCCCCCGCAGACCGGCAAAAGATGCGGCGTATGGTTTCGCTTCTGGAGCAGGGCAAGAAGAATCAGAGATTCTCCGTACTGAATCGACCAAGCGATGTTGTTGGGGACTCCCTGGTAGATCGCTTTAAGGCTGTTAAGTCCATCAACAAGCGAGCCGGCAACCAATTGGAGTTCGAGGCTAAGAAGCTACAGGGTCAACCGGTGGATGTATCTGGTGTGATGGACGATTTTTTGCGCACTCTTCAGGACGATCTCGGCGTCACGGTGGCCAACGGGAAGCCCAGCTTCGCCGGCTCGGCCATTGAGGGGCTGGATGGTCCGCAGAAGTTCCTGACCCGTCTCCTTGGTCGCCTGCGCAATTCAGGTGCTACTCCTGACGCTTATGATGTCCACCGGATGAAGAAATTCATTGATGAGCAGGTGACATTTGGGAAAACGGCTGAGGGATTGGGTGGCAAGACTGAACGGGTCGCAAAAGGCCTTCGTCGCCAGTTCGACCAGCTCTTGGACAGTCAATTTCCTGCTTATGACAACGTGAACACTCAATATGCCGACACAGTTCAGGCTCTGGACGCCTTCCAAAAAGCTGCAGGGGCAACTATTGATCTGGCATCCGGTAATGCAGACAAGGCTGTGGGCACTCTGTCGCGACGCCTCATGAGTAACGCCCAATCCAGGGTGCGCCTGCTGGACGCCATTGAGGGGCTGCAAAGCACTGCTGGCAAGTATGGCAAGACCTTTGATGATGATGTGGTGTCCCAAGCGCTTTTTGTCGATGAGCTGGAGCGCGTCTTCGGTCCATCGGCTAGAACATCACTCCAAGGAGAAGTTGGCAAGGGTGTGCGTTATGGGACAGATCTGATGACGGGCGAGACAAGAAACATTGTCGTCGATGCTGCCAGCAAGGCAATCGAAAAGGCGCGAGGCGTAAATCCGGAGAATGCCATGAACTCCATAAAGCAGCTACTTCAGGGTGCGGATTAACCAAAAATAAAGCCAAGTATTGGATAAAGGATCAGTCCCACAGCAGGCAAGAAGAATAGCCAAGCCAAAATGGGCACAACGTGAGCCATTACTTCGACGGGGAAGGCGAGCTTTTTCGCCCACATTCTTGCTAGTCGGTGCGCTTCGGTGCTCTTGTCTACTCTGGGGTAGACAATTACAGCCATGAGCCACGCCATCAGAAGCGCGACCGCAACAAGCAGCACTAGTCCGACAAAGCCAATAAGGCCAAAGGCAATCAAGAATTCTTCTGGTTCACTCATAAGACGACTTTGCCCCGATCAACACAAAAAGAATGACCATCGTTCGACGCAACCTCTGCTGACTTATTTCGCCACTAAAATGGCGGCATCTGTTCGTCTTCGCCGGTTGCGGCCTTGTATTCGCCGCGAGTAATCGAGCCCTTCCAGTAGCCATTTTCGTACATGCATGCATCAAAAACATGGGTCATGGCATCCCGGTATTCACGGCGAGCACGGCCAGCGGATGCCGCCATTATCAGCCCTGCTGAGTTAATGGCCTGGCCGTAATTATTGCCTGGGTCAACATGGTATGGATTCGAGCTTACTGGCTGCTGACTCTGAACCTGCGGGATAGCAACGACCTGAGTTGACCCGTTCGGTATAGCAATGGATTGAGCTGCATATCCGCGACAAATGGCCATGGCTTTCTTTGTTTCACCCCATGTCTGAGGACTTGGGTCGTTAGGCTGCCACGCGATTATCTCCTGATCTGCCCAGGGGATGGTTTGGCAGGCAGTTAGCGCAACAGCAGCAAATAGTAAAGCAGTAACTTTCATCAAGATTCCCTCCTTGGGAACCACTATACCACCGATCAACAAATAAACGATGGGGCGCCTGCCCCAGCCCACCAAGAGCCCGCCATTGTGCGGGTTTTTTCGTATCTGGACGACTGTAAACGAGGCCCAATATGGCAACTCGCGCCCTCATCCTGCGCCCGGGGTATTTCCCGCTGTTTGACAAAGGCTCTCCTGTCTCTAGCGGCTACATCTACATTGGTGAGCCTGACCTGGACCCGGAGATTGTTGCCAATCAAAAGGCAATCACCTTCCTGCAGGAAAATGGTACAGAGGTGCCCGGCTCACAGCCGGTTCGCACGAGTGCGGGCGGGGTTCCCACCTATAACGGGTCTCCGGTCACTGTTCTGATCGATGGCGACTACTCAGTAAAGGTTCTGAATAAGGACCAAACCCAAGAATATTATGTTCCTTCGAACGTCGAGCTAATTAAGCCTTCGCAAATAGAACCCCATTCAATTGGGAGAGATCAGGTTAATAGCGAGATAGTGACAGCCGTACTATCTGTAAATGACTTGGCTGCGCTTGAAGGGGTTCCTGATAACTCAGTTATACGGTGGGCTTATTACGCTAACCCCAATGATGCAGGCGGAAATGTCGGGCGCGTTGATACTGGATCGTCTGCGACCGATGACGGCGGCTCAGTGTTTGAGATGGCTGACGGCTCTCGGGTTCTGGTGGATGGACCTATCACAGCGGCGCAGTTTGGATATGACGGCACGGCTGGGACGAGCAGCAGGCTGGATGCGTTCGCGGATTGGGGCGGCAGGGAACTGCACGGCGACATTGAATACGCGGGAATCCTTGGCTTGCCCGAACTAGGCGATTACTCCGGGCTCGTTATTAACGGCGTTTCTGTGCGTCGTGCTGCCGACATGCGTAGCTATTTCTTCGAGAAGCCAGCGGATTTTGACTGGGATGTTCTCGGTCATCGTTTCTGGCTGGACGCTAATGGCCTGCTGGCCTCAAGTATTAACCCCAACGATTATGACGTGGCGGGAAACGCTGTTTCTCCAGCGGAATATTTTGTCGAGGTAGGCGGGGATGGCGGGCCCACCAACCCAGGTGATGACCCTGCCGACCCGGTGGCAGGAATTTATCGTGCCCTGGACCTTATCGACAGCAACGGGGACACGGATGCAATCATCTGGTGCAGGCCCGGGTACTACACAGACGGGGGGGTGTGGGGCACCAACCGACCTGTAACATCAAACGTATCAATCAAACCGTGGAATGGTGCTACTTCAGCCCCTTACGACGATGAGACGGGTGATCCGGTCATTGTGACAACAGAATCTACCGGCCTTACCTGGACGGCAACCGGCAGCGGCTCATACAGTACGACGCGCTCCGCTGTGTGCTCAGTTGTCGACGAAGCAATACTGAACAGTATTGGCGATTGGGACTTTTACAGCAAAGTCGACTCAGTTGCTGAGTGCGACAGCACGCCAGGCACCTGGCACCAGGACGGCTCAACGCTTTATGTCCATACGGCTGACAGCCGTGCCCCAGATTCAGATGTTCACCCGTATGTGTCGAAAGATAACGGCCAGTCAGGGGAGGGCGATTATACGCTTTACTGCAAGAAGGTGTGGTTTTACGGCGGGGATATTGCTTTCAAGGGCGATACAACCAATGCAGCAAATACCGAAACGGTTTTTCTTGACAGCTGTCGACTCCGGTACGCCGAGGCAAATGGATCACAGCATTATGGAACCAAGCATGTGATCCACTATGAATGCGATTCATCTTATAACGGCAATGATGGGTTTAATTATCATGCCGATCTCAATACAAGGACGAAGCTGACCTACAACATTGAATTCAACAGTAGCGGATTCAGAAACGGCTATGCATGGTCTTCATTGCTGGACGTAAATAACGGCAGCACTACGCACGATGGTGTGTATATCGCCCGAGCGGGGACCGTAGCCTTCGAGAATCAGGGGCCAAACATCGTTGACGTGGGTGGTGGCAAGAGCTGGTGCATGCATTGTCAGGGGCGGAAATCGCAGCCAGTTACGGTAGATAACAGCTCTGCCGATTTTTATGTATCCGAGAACCAAATGTGGCTGGACCACTGCGATGCCGAGGGCAGCAACTACTCACTGGTGACAACCGGGTCCGGCGCTGAAATGAACGTGCGCCGTTCAAATATCTACCCGCGCATTTATGTGGCCCAAAACGTAAGTGGCTGGTGATATGGGGAGGAAATGGCCCGCCGCGTAACGCTGACACGTCTGTCGCTGGTATGTACCGGCGGCGGGCATGGGTATCGTCTCAGGTGCCAGGGAGGGCGTCTGTAGGCGATGGATTAAGGCGGCGTAATCCGTCGGGGTATCCGTCCGTAAGCTGTTGTTTTCGCGTGTGCTGAATCTGCCGAATTTCCCTCCCTGTTTTCCCCCTGAATTCCTTTCCTCTCAGCCACTTGTGCCTGACCGGTCACGACCTTGACATGGTGGGGGTCTAAGATGGCCCTCGAATCAAAACCCACAGCTAACTCGTTGATTTACTTATCCTGCCCAACTTGCCAAAACACTGTTTATACGTTCAGTATTTTGCGTGCCGAAAACCAATAAAAACAAAGTCTTAGGCTGGCACTGTCTCATGCATGGGGTGCAAGGGGTCGGAGGTTCGAATCCTCCCGTCCCGACCAA